TAGCGACTTTTGGTTCTTCTCAAGATGGTTCGCAGATTAGTAGAGGTGGCTGGCCTGGTATGGTTATTGTATCTAATCCTGTTCAGACAGTTATCGGCACTACACTTACTTCTATAGTTGATGTGGCATTCGCAGAGCCGCTATTCTTATCTCCATTCTACTTCGGTAAAGGAGAAGGATGCGGTTTCTACAATGTAACTTCATTCGATTATAATGTTACATTCATTGGACAAGTAGCCAATAGGTTATGGTCTCATGATGATAATGGAGGTACTAATGTAATATCGAGCTTGGCTGTGACCGTAGGTGGTCTTTCAGGTGGTCCTACTTCATTTACAGGACAAGGAGGCAATCTTCCAACTCTCTTGTTCAAGTATGTTACTCCTCTCCAAACTCAGATTATCCCAACTAATGCTCCTATTACTTATCCTTACTTTGATATATTACGATTCCCTTCAGATCAAGCTCAGTTCGCCGCTGGTGCTTCTGGAGTGATTCAATCGAATAATATCCAGCTTTCATCGATTCCTAGAGCTCTGTATGTCTTCGTAAGACAGAGAAACTCAGATCTCTATTCTAGCCCTACTAATACTGACTCGTTCTTTAATATCTCCAATGTGAATATTCAATTCCTGAATCAGAATGGTTTGTTGGCTTCTCAGTCTCCTCATCAGCTTTACCTCATGTGCGTAAAGAATGGTTTGAAGATGGGATGGCAGCAGACTCAATCTGTATACAGTAATGACTTCACGCACAAGATCGGTGCGATTGGTTCGATTCTCAAGATTGAAATGTGTACAGATATTGGTATGGCTAATCCTTTGATGACTGCGGGTATTCTTCAACAGCTCATGATTCAAATCCAATTGACAGTTACGAATCTTTCCTCTAATCCTATTACTCCAACTATGTATATCGTAGCTGTTATGGAGGGCACATTCACCATCCAAGGCGTATCTCAAGCCTCGACTAACATTGGTGTTCTTACTCCTCAAGATATCATGGACTGTCAGAACCAACCTCACGCTACTCTTCAGGATGTTGAAGATGTGAATGGTGGTGACTTCTGGTCTGGCTTGAAGAACTTTGGTTCTAAGCTATTCAACTTCGTGAAGGATAATCAGCTCCTTAGTAAAGGACTATCCTTGATTCCTCATCCTGCTGCTCAGATTGGATCTAGAGTAGCTAATGCATTCGGTGCTGGTGATGGTGGTGTGTTGTTAGGGGGCAGACACCTCGCCCGCCACCACCTTCGCCGCCGATTGGCTGAATATTAATAATTGATTAAGTATTAATATTAGAACGATCGATCTTGTCGCATACGTCCCATGTATCCCATTCCACAGCATCCATCACCCTGTTTCATTGCGCATACATTACCAGATAAGAAGTCGCATCCTCCTCTCTTCCTTTTACTGAATCCTGATCCTTCTGGAGAGGTATCGTAGCCTTCAGATAGTTGTTGTACTGATAGTAGATCTTCAACTGGGCTTCCCCACTTCGCATATAGTTCTCTTAGTCTATCATTTATGGCTTTCTTCTCCGGATTAAATGTGGATACTTTTACTCCTTGCGCATTGATATATGAACCATTTGGATACATTGAACCTTTAAGAGTCCCGAATAGTGTAACTAGACGTGAATATTCTTGTTGGTCTTTGAATAGATCTCCTAGTCCAATATCTCCAGGTTCTTCAAGTTCACTTAATACTCTTTGTGGATTTAGCCAATTCAATACTTCTTCATTTATTTTAGTTTCACCTACTTCTTCTGGTTCAGGACGAAATTTATATAACTCTGGAAACACTAATTTAGCAATCGAATTGAATTCTTTTGTATTCATTGCATATGTAGTTAATGCCTTTTGCGATATATCTGGTTTATTAATCATTTTGCGTCCGACAACATTAACGAACTTTATGAGATGATGAGCAAAGAGATCTATGTTATCTATAGGAAGTTGTTTTAGATCCTTATATGCGATACCTAGATGCAATAATTCTAATTTGAATGCATCGTTTATATTAAAATTAAGTTGTATTAGAAGTTTAGCGATCTCTACTAAATCACCTAATGAAGCCCATGTTATCCCTTCAACATTAAAGAGACCATTAACTTGTTCTACTGCTCTTGCTAATAAACCATCTTGAGCTTCTTCATACGTTTTGTATAGATCATTTAATACTTCAACATCCATTTCCATCTCTTCTGATGGAGGGAAAGGAGGCATATCTGTTGGTGGTGGGATATCATATGGAGATTCTCCCGGTGGGTAAGGGGGCAGATCTGTTGGTGGTGGGATATCATATGGAGATTCTCCCGGTGGGTAAGGGGGCATATCTGTTGGTGGTGGGATATTGTATGGTGATTCATATAATTGAGATGTTGGTATCTCTGATGGGTTCTCACTTGTTGGTTCTGTGAACATCCCTGATAGTTCGGGTGTATTCTCCATCAGCATATTTGCCAAGACGCTTGTTAGTTCTGCAACCTTTTGAGCGTCTGTTAATGCTGGGTCAAAATCCCAATCATCAATTACTTCATGAAGTCCTTTATTCGTACGTGTTATATTTATTCCTTCAGTCTTGAGTTCACTCATGATTTTGTTAATCTCTTGGTGCGCCTTCTTCTTTAATTGAGGTGTAGGAAGGTTTTTAGATGAGATATGTCTTTCTGAAGGAAGTTTATGTAGACGGTCTCTTTTAATATCGTAAAGAATATCCATAAAGTTCTCAGGTTTAGTTCGGGGTGTTCTGATAATTCGTCGATCATATTTAGCGATAGGGGGCAGAACGTATGCTGGGGGTGGGTTGTAGCCGTATTTACCCATCCATCTGATTGTGTGGTAATTGATATATACGTTTAGGATTGAGTCTACTATGTCTATCTGTCTGGCTTGTGCCTCCTTATTCGCTGTCTTTTGTATTAATTTGACTTGCGAGATTATTACATCTGCATCTGGTTTTGATATCTGTATCGAAGTTGCGATTGTATTAATTATGTTATTGAGTTGCCTATTAAATGCCGCTTTCGCGATTCGTTTAGAGTTATTATCAATAACTAGTTTAGCTGTCTCTAGTTGAGATTTGACTTGATATAATCGTGATATATCACTGGATATGAATCTGATGATATCCTTTAAGAATTTCTGTTGTTGAGCTTGGGTTTGCTGATCTTTCTGTTTAAGGAATGAGAAGATACGCTTTAGACATTTAAAGGGATTATAGTACATATCTGAGAAGTATAGCTTCTCAATCTCTTCTAATCGATCTGGTTCTACGTTATTAATCATAATAGCTGTTGGTTTGCCTGGGATATCTAAACGTTGAAATTCGGAGTCTTCGATAAGATTGGCTTCGTGATCTTTTTGATAATATCCGAGCTTGAAGATATTAGATATCTCGTTAAGATTACCGTCGACGAATGTAATCTCATCGATCTTTAAGAGAGCCATATCTCCACATGCATCAGCTAGCATCTTCTTCTTCTTACCTGGTAACATCTTGAAGCCCTTCTTTATCTCTGCAACTGACCATTTAAGAACATAATGGTCTTTGTAGATCTTCTGAATAGCTTCATATTCATTAGCACGAAGCTGACGTTCTTTACCAATAGTTAGGATAAGTCCGATAGCATCGAACTCTTTCTCCGGGAGTAACTTACTCTCGAATAGATGAACAGTTTGATCAACAAGTTCTTGTCCTGGTGTATATATTCCATTCTGTAATGTTCCAAGATCTACTTCGTATCTATCATCAAGACCAGCTTTCACTTCAGAATAATAATGTTCTCGCTTCTTCTGAATCTTAGCTACTATACTCTTAAACTTTGGAGCGAATTGTTTGGCTACATCTTTAGCACTACAGCAACCGAAGTAGTATTCATTAATATCAATATCTGCAGGCCAACGTTGGATTCGGAGGGCATAACTACCTACGATATGCGGAGGGAATTGTACTGGATCGACTGATAGTTGTTCGAGTTCATGCCATGTTGTGTCGGGTATCATTGATGCATCTTTCCTTTCAAGGTTTCTGCGGTAGTCTTTGTTTCTACTCTCGATTGTAAATGGACCTAATGGGTTATAAGGTTCTGTCATTCGATATATTATACAGTGATATAATATATCAAGTGATTAACGGGTATTAAGGAGTGATGCTGGGGGCATACTGAACATAGATATCGCCGACTGGTCCTACTGGTCCGTTTGATTGGGGGCCGAAGGGCAGAGGTGTTGGTGGTGATCCTGGTATTAGGTTTCCCGTAACGCTGAGTAGTCCTCCTACTGTTAGTGATAATAATGCTGGTCCGACGTAATATGTGCCAGCATTCGAATATTGAAATGGGATCGTCCATTCTGTAAGATATGCTGGTAGGAATTGAGCGGGGAGTGTTGCTAATGTTATGAAGTTTATTGTTGCTGATCCTGTCCATGTTATCAAAGAGAATTGAGGGATTATCATTGTTACTAAAGTACTTGTACCATCTGAAAGTGAATTCATTATGATCTGTGGTCCAAGAGGAGGTGTAGATGAGAGTCCTCTTATTGCCATAGTTGATATTGAGATTGCAGGTGATGCAATAAGGTTTTGTGCTGGGAGAACTGTTACAGTCATTGATGGAGTATTACCATCATCTGGATTCTCCTGTGTAATACTACCACAATAAAGGTCGTAGACATTAGGTACGGTTAGTAGATTAAGAGACATTATAATAATATGTGATATTTTTATAATGTGATTCATAGATTATGAAACAATATATTGTAGACATAGATCACCCATTGTTCCTACTCCTAATGCAGCTGTTCCTAAAGAACCACCTCCATATCCTTGCCATATTAATTCTCCGTTCTGAGTTAATAATATTACACCAGTAATACCAAGAGAGGCTCCAGGCATATAAGGTATAATCCAATAAACTTTATATATAGGTAATAATGATGCAGGCCATGATGCAGATGTGGTAAATTGAAGACTACTAAAGGTTGTTCCACCTGTCATACCAGTAATAGTAAGTTGAGGTATCAATATTGAAACTAATTGTGCATTGGTTGATATGTCTTGTTGAGAATAAAGAGTTATTGGTGGTCCATTAGGAGGTGTTCCACCAACTCCTCGTATGGTCAGAGATGTTACTGTTCCTGTTGGGCCTAGAACCGCAGGTTGAGCTGAGATTATTGTTGGAATTATTGTTCCGATCTGTGTTGTAGATCCTAAGAATCCATTATTATCAACTGTTACAATCTGAGTTCCGGCTACTCCAGTATTACCATATATTCCTCCAATGTAACAAGTTAATACTGGCGATGCTCCATCACATATATGAAGTGCATTAGTTTCTCCAGTTATACCACTTATACCTGCTCCAATTACTGTATTAGTTGATTCATATGAAGTATATGCACTACCTGCACCATATCCTATAAGTGTATTCGCAATACCACTTACTATTGTTCCTCCAGCTGAACCACCTATTAATGTATGATAAGTAGCAGACGGATGATATAAATCTATACCAGCTCCAACACCAAGACATACATTCGTATCTGATCCTGCCGAATATAATACTGGATTAGATCCTGGCATAAAGATTCCTTGTGATGCGAAATTAGTTATTTGAATATTACCACCTAATGTTATATCATTATTAAATGTCTTTCCACCTGCGAATGTTTGTGTAGTAGTATTCACTAATCCATCATATGTAGCTGATGCTGATTGTAATGCAAGAGTACCAGATACAATAGTAGCTCCATCAGCACTGGGGGCAGATGAGTCTACCGCCGCCATAGCGAGTCCTGCCGGTCCTGTTGGTCCTGCCGCTCCTGTCGCTCCTGTTGGTCCTGTGTGTCCTACTGCCCCTGTCGCTCCTGCTGTTCCTGCTGCTCCTGCTACTCCTGTTGCTCCTGTCGCTCCTGCTACTCCTGCTGCCCCTGTCGCTCCTGCTACTCCTGCTGCTCCTGTAGCTCCTGCTGCTCCTGCTGCTCCTGTCGCTCCTGTTTGTCCTACTGCTCCTGTCGCTCCTGCTACTCCTGTCGCTCCTGCTACTCCTGCTGCTCCTGTCGCTCCTGCAGCTCCTGTTGCCCCGGTTGGTCCTGTGGATCCAGAGTTCGATCCAGTTGGTCCTTCTATTCCTGCTGCTCCTGTTGGTCCTGTGAATCCAGTATTAGGTCCTGTTGGTCCTGTTGGCCCTTCTGCTCCACTTGGTCCTACTGGTCCTGGAGTTATTACATATGTTCCAACCATCTTTGTAGTTGTATTAACAGCGAGTGGGAGATAGGGGGCGGATAGCTCCTGCATGTTATCCAGTTGTAATGTGTTATCGACTTCGAGGTTTCCGATGTGTAGATGGTACACGTTCGGTACTGTTATGGTATTTAATGACATTGCTATATAATTAAATAACATATTATAATCCGTGGTTTCTCTTATATGCTTCCCAGTAATGATTATTCTTGATCTCTTGCATTGCTTCACCGAGACTCAATCCATGAGCATCCATGTATTCTGTTACGTATGCACGATACTTCTTCAATAATGGAGAACCCTTTTTTGCTGCTTTACGCTTAGATTTAGGTTTAGCGGTTTTAGATCCTGACTTTACACATCCTCTACGATATCCTTTCGGACATCTTTTTGCTCCGCCAAGAAGTACTCCTCCATATCCATCGTCCATCATATCATAACCGGCACGAACTCCACCATAAGGCATCATTCCCATTCCATGCATTCCAATCCAATCTCCACCATCATAGTCTCCGCCATCATAGTCTCCACCATAATAGTCTCCGCCATCATATCCTGCTCCCTTCTTTGCCTTTAGTCGTTTATTCGCCGCACGTTTTGCTTTCAGTTGTGCGGGTGTTAAACATGAACGTGCATAATATACTCTTTTACCTTTAGGACATCTTGAACGTGGCCATGATCTAGTTACCATTCCTTTAGCGCCGCCATAGTAATCTCCACCATCATAACCACTTCCTTTTCTTACACATCGTCTAGTAGTAGTATATTTAGCACGAGTACCTTTCTTGCATCTCTTGAGTTTTGTACGTCGTACACCGCCGTAGTAATCTCCTCCTGTCATTCCTAAGGCGATCTTCTGACGGAGAATGTCATTCGTCCGATCTCTAATGTAATTACTATTCATCCTATATAATAATAATAGATATTTAATTTGCCTTTACATCCCTAGTTAAGAACTGGATCATCTCATGCGCATCTGTATTCTCTTGTGGGATTCCATACTTCTTCTCTACATACTTGCATATCTCTAATAGATCTTCATTCAAGATGGTAGCATGTGTCTTTAGTAACTCAACGAGGAAGTCTTTGTCCTTATCTTTGAGGGCAGAGCAGATATCGTTCCATTCCTCGTGCAGGATCTTGATCAATCCTTCGAACATCTTGATTGTGGCCTCTTGATCTGGGGTTTCCATGTATAATATCTAATTGAGATTAAATATTATACATTAACTTGGTTATCTTCTTCTTCAGTATCTTGATGATCAATTTCAGATTACTAATGCTGCTAAAGTTACCGTTGTAGTAGGTCTCGTTAGTATGGAGTTCAATGACACTTTCAAGATTATCTGTGATCTCTTTACATAGGCTTTCCAAGATCACTCGGAATCCATCATTTAGAACCTTCGTAATTCGCCTTATGTCTTGCTGATGTTTGTTTTCTTCATCATCATTATCACTATCATTATCGCTATCATTATCGCCATCATAGGATTCTTCTGGGGTTGGGGGGCAAACATCCACCACTTCCTTCTCCTTACCTGCGTATCTGTAGGTTCTTGAAGGGTGTACATAATGTCTGTGACTAATGGTTTCATACTTAGGCTGTAGATTACACTTCGTTCTGATATGCTCCTTCTCTAGTTCGGTCATCTTCGCAGCTTCCTTTACAGGGTCTTCTGTTTGAATGCCTGAGATGACCTTGTAGTACTCAATGTCCGCTGGACTTAGAGGTTTCACTTTAACAATTGGAGTCGCCATTATATAATAATAGAATAGATTTAATTATTATATAATTTCTTTAATCTTCTGCTGAATGTCATTATCAACAGTTATCGTCGTACGTGTGTGACCGAACATATTGGGAGTTGGGGGGCAGATACCTACACCGGCTCCTGTGCGATTGTACTCCTTGTATCTCCTATTCGTTTCGAGTCGTTCTTCATCGAACTTCTTTCTCAATCGTGCTGCTGTTGCTTCGTCTGTTGTATCGTATCGGTTCCATTCTCTCTTCTGCGTGTCTCTCAGATTTCTCGATACCACATTAAACGGTATTTTATAAGGCTTCTTATCTTCATCTGTTTTATTGAGTACTTTGTAGGTTCTTCCCAATTCGTCCATAAGCTTATATAATAATACGAAAGATTTTAATTATTATATAATTCTTTAACTTTCTCAAGGATCTCGATCTTAGATTCTACATCTTTGATCTCGCTCTTGATTGTGCCCTTCTTCTTCGTGATAGTCTTCTTCTTAGCATGTGCATGATGCTTATTATCATTATGAAAGGGGATGTAATTAACATGCTTAGTCTTATCAATGGTATCATCTTTAAGGAATATTCTAATGCCATAAAGTATCTGTTCTGTCTCATCAAGATTCCTTTGCAGCGTCTCTAAGATCTCCTGATAGTTCTCAAGTGTCTCAACAGTTCTTTCAACTAAGTTATCGAACTGCTTTGAAGCCCCAAGTGACTTTCTATATTCGAAGCCGCTCTTTGAATGAACAGTACACGTCTGTCCCTCTTTGCATTCCCGCCCACAGACCTGTCCCTTCTTCGGCCCCCTTGTAAAGATACCATTACACTTTCCAGTCATATATTATTAGATTATATATTATTTATACTTTCTTACAGAATATAGCCTTATTCTTTATTCTTCCCCTCCCTAGGGATGAGAAAAATTCAAAACTACAAATCTACAAAATCTACAAAAAAACAAAGCTTTAAAACTGGGATATAGGATTGGGAAGGGGAGGATTAGCCTTGCCCCCCGAGGGGGGTATAGGGGGGAGGTTGGCCAGAGGTCGTGTAGATTTGTAGATTTTGTAGATTCATTGGGAAGGGAGGATTAGTGCCTGCCCTCTGAGGGGGGGATAGGGGGGGAGGTTGAAATTCAGAATTCATATAATTTATTAAATTTAAAATATATAGTAATATTATCAAATGTCTCAAACACAGAAACCTGAAGTTACCCTTTACGAAGACGTAAACCTCGATATTCTCCGTAGAATCATCGCAGCTGAAGGGTGTCCCGAACGTATCAGGGACATGTTGAAGAAGTATCATGCTAAACTCAACAACAGTAACAAGATTCCAGTCACTTATTGGTTCGGTAAGAAGATGGACGCGGATTACGGCCGTGTCTATGCCCAAGGAGCTCTAAGCCTCCAGAACTTCGATAAGGAAATCAGACACGCACTTTCCAGGGGTAAATACATCGATATTGATATGGTCAATGCTCATCCTAATCTCCTAAAACAGTATTGTTCCAAGATGGATATTAAATGCCCTTATTTAGATAAGTATGTTGATAACCGAGAGAAACATCTAGCCTTTATTATGAAGACGCATAATATTGATCGTGGAGAAGCGAAGAACCTTTTCTTAAGATTCATGTACCATGGAGAGTACATTATAGGAGATAAGATGCCCGAATCACTTTCACTCTTTGCCGAGAACTTCCGAAAGGAGATGATTACTATCTCTAAATGTATACGCGATATTGATAAAGAGCTCTATGATAAGATCGCTAGTGATTCTTCTAATGAACGTCCTCTTTCTACTCTCATGTCGATCACCTTGAATAACCTTGAACACATGTGCCTTATGTCAATGGTCCAATTCTTCAATAATGTTAAGATTGAAGTTGGTACTCTATGTTTTGATGGCCTATTGTTAAAGAAGGGAAAAGGAGAGTTTGATGAATATTACCTATCATTATGTGTGAAACACGTCCTAGCAAAAACCGGCTATCTAATCAAACTTGAAGAGAAGCCAATGGATCTCAAACTCTCATTCGAGATTCCAAAGTTCGGAAGATACGTGGATAATGATGAACACGCTCAGAGAAAACTATTCGAGATGGAAGGTGATAATAAGTTCAAGTTCTGTGCTGGGATATTATACATCTTTGATGAGAGAACCGGAATGTTCGCCGATCAGAAGGTTAATGAATTCGCTACTCTAACTTACTACTTGAAAAAGAACAAGGATTACCTCCACAAGGTGATAAGTACCGATCCTAAATCAGGTAGAGAAAAGACAGAGAGTTATGGAAGTTCAACTGCACTGGCTATGAAGATTCGCCCTTGGGTTATATCCGCATCTGAGGATAATGATTGGTTCAAAGATACTGATTGTTCTTCAATCGGTTATATGTTATTCAAAGATGGGATTTACCACTTTAAAACTGGGACTTTCAAACTGGGATTTAATCCTGATATTGTCTTTCATGTAAGATGTCCTCACAAGTTCCCAGAAAGAGATGAAAGCAGTCTCAGATATGCAATGAAACTTTCCTTTGGTAGACTATTAGAACATCCAGAACGATTCATTGCGGCTTTCTCATGTGCATTAGCTGGAGTTCATTTGAAACACTTTTACTTTGGTCCTGGAGAAGCGGATGCTGGTAAATCTAAATTGATTGGGATGTTCGAGTATGTCTTTGGAGATATCATCGGAAGTTTCAATATGGAATCTCTAGCGTGTACTTCTAAGTTCGATACTAAAGAAGAAGCTCAAAGGCTTAGATGGGCTGCTTGTGTTCGATATTGTCTTATCATATTCTCAAGTGAGGCGAATATGGATTTGGCTGTGAATGGTAATTATATCAAGAAATTATCTGGAGATGATAGATTGGTAGGTCGTCTAAATCATGGTAATGAATTCTCATTTAGACCTCACTTTACTCCCTTCTGCTTTCTGAATGATATACCTGAAATCAAACCATTAGATCAACCGGTTTATAACAGGAATAGATATGATGAGTTCGGTTATGTATTTACTGATAATCCTACTGAACCTCATCATAAGCCAAAAGATCACGACATTGATAATAAGTTCAGAACAGAGAAATTCGTTGCAGGTTTTATTCATATATTACTTGATGGATTTAAAACGTATCAGCAGAATGGATTCCCGGAATTCGATATAGCAGTTCGAGAGAAGTGGACCAAAGATGCAAAAGTAGGATCAATCATCAAAGAGGCCTTTGATGAAACATTCATAGTTACTAAGGATAAGAAAGATATGGTTCTTGTTAGTGCTATTAATAAATTCTTCGAAACCAGAAAGGATCAGTTCAAGATATCTAAGACTAGATATATCGAGATGCTAACGAAAGAACGGGGCCTTTATCAATCTGATCCTATTAAAGGCAATCGATATTGGGTTGGTCTCAAGTTCAAACCTAAAGATGAAGAAGATGATGATCTGCAATAATTACTAATTCATTAATTATTAATTATAACACATATGCGCCATGTTCATGAACTACATGCTTTGGATAGTTCTTACTCACTCTTACCCATCTAGACTTCAAGTCCATAATCTTCTTGATCTGGTCCTTATCCAACCCGAAGTAATGCTCGAGGGCATAAGTAATCTGTTTTACGCTACCAGACATCTTAGGGAAGATCGTCATATAATTCATCTCATTCATTATCGTCCTTCCTAATCCTCGCTCATTGGGATTGATAAGATGATTCGTGATGATAATATTACAATCTAGCTTTCTTCCAATCTCCATCGCGTCCATCATGAGCTTCTCAACAGACTTCTTGATCTTATCATTGCTGATCGTCCCGCAATCATCGAAGATCATCAAAGCTCCGCCTTCCTTTAGCTCACTAGTAATATCTATTGGTTCAGCCACAAGATCAGCATCGATTGGGATCTGATGAAGTGTCAGTCCCTTAAAGGCAGGATCTCCTTTAGCATCAGTACGACTGAACATATATATCGGCTTCCTAGGATGATACTTAGACCATTCTCTAGCCAAACCGCCAGCCAAGTGAGACTTCCCAACTCCAGAAGGACCAGCGATATATTCTACGAAGCGCCCTGATAGATCCGGAAGAGCCACGAGCTTAGAGCCAGGAATAGCACTAATACTCTTTCTGCCCTCTCCCTCGTCCCCACTTCCACTTTCACTCATATCATAATATATATGGCAGTTATCACAGCAAGGCTCATCCTGGCATTCTTCTTCATCGCAGTTATCGCAACATAAGCCACAGCCAATGTAATCACCTCCATAATGTTCTGTTTCCTCTTCTGGATCCAGAATAGAGATAACCATCCTACTTCTTGTTCTTCCATCACTTTTAGCGATAGGGCGCCCATCTGTTAAGCTTAACATTATAATATTATAGCAGAAGATAATTCTCTAACTACAGATTCTTACATTTAATAATAGATTCCGTTATTAAATATATGATATAATATTAGATGTCAGATAAGATTACACGACGACCAAGAGGGGAGATTGAGGAAATGATTGCAGTTCTTCAAGCTCAATTAGCAGAGATTAAGGCTGAAGGCAGTCTAGAAGGAGGATATAATGGTAAGGATAGCGTAATATGTAGTATATGTGGGGGCAGATATACTAAGGCTAATGTATCTACACACCGGAAGTCTCGAAAGCATCAAGTAGAAGCTGAGCACTTAGAAGCGATCAAGAGGATAATCAAGTCTAAGACACTTGATGGGCGTTAGAGCTCCATCTCAAAGAGCTTATCTGCCTCTATCCGTTGTGTGTAGCGGACTAGCTGGGCTGTATTAGAATGTCCTACATGTTTAGCGACGAGAGTTGGTTCTACCTTCTTCTCATAAAGCATATGATTAATGAGGGCATATCTGAGGGAATGAGTATTGATATTATGATGATGAAGTAGGTAGCTTAATATCCTCTTCTTCATCCGGTTATCTTCAATGAACTTCATATCGCAGTATAAATGATTCTGAGGGATCTTCTCTTTCAGAATCCAGTTCGGAGGAAAGATCATATATCTGAATCTAGCTTTAGTTATGAACTCTTCTCCATCTTTATCATACTTGATTGATTCCGACTTAGAGATCTTGACTTTGACTTTATCATCGAAGTTCTTGTCTTTGATCATCTGTCTAAAAGCTTTGCATGCTTCACTTATTCTTGAACCGTTATATAATTGGATAAGAGTAATTAATAGGTACACCAACCGGTGTGTTTTCTTCTTCTTCTTGCTTGTATAATATCGATCATCCGGATCAAAATTGTTGAATTCATCCAAGGTATCTTCGTATGCCTTGATGAGAATCTCTTTAATATCCTTAAAGTTAACACCACGATCAAAGCCTTCTTGCTCATTCATTATTATTATATGAGATTATATCCGGTTAGACGACTTAGCTTGTATATGCTCATTGAGCATCCACAAGGTTATACTAGTAATAATATATAGAGAGATTATATATATGCCTGTACACAGAGGACACGATTTATATGGTACGTATTATCAATGGGGTACACGCGGCCATAAGTATTATTATACCCCAGATGCTCGATCTAGAAGTCTTGCAAAGGCGAGAGCTGAGAAACAGGGTAGGGCAGCCTACGCTCATGGCTACCGTGGGTGAGACGACATAAGGTTCTAAGTCTCCAGATTCACACCTTACCCTGTTTCGTAGTCTTAGCTCTTTCTTGAGCGAGAAACTCTGCCCAAGGATCTCTCACCAGTCTTCTTGGATTTCGCTTCCTTATACTGTTCATTTAGTATTCGTTTCATCTCAGTGTAATCTTCAATCGTAAGTCGTCTAGCAGGATCCATCATAATATCTGATTAGATATTATAATGAGTACACTAAAGCATTACGAGAAGATATCGCTATCAGATAAACATCTGTTCAATATATTAGATGGTAAGAACAACTTGGTTATATATCCTAAGCTATTGGATTACACTGATATCGATGAAGTACTGGGAGAGAATGGTATGTGCGTCCTATTGTTCGAGGCAAAGAAGAACTATGGACACTGGTGCTGTTTATGGAAGCTCGATCATAAAACGGTAAGCTTCTTCAATCCATACGGAGGATATCCAGATGATTCGCTGGACTATATTCCAGAACACTTTGCGAAGATGAATAATGAGAATTATCCATATCTGTCACTATTATTAGATAAGAGCCCTTATGTGCTGACGTATAATGATATACCTTATCAACAGATGGATAAGAATATCAAGACATGCGGAAGACATTGTGCGATTAGGCTCCTGTGTAGGAATATGGATGATAATGAGTATCATAATTATGTGATGCACTTCTGTAATAAGTATGAGATAGATCCAGATGAGTTCGTTACTTTATTGACGATGGATCCCGAGAAAGGCTTTTAAATCTCTAGTAATAATATAATGCTACAACGGGACTATGATCGCTTACAACAACGAGAGCTCAACAAGAACATCTACAAGAAGCTTGAAGAAGAACGCTTGGAGAATATTGAAAGGGCTAGGATGGCTAACCCTTTCTATCTCACTGGGCAAAGACACGGTGTGCAGCTCACTAGTTCGATTGTTACTACAGAAAACAATAACGTGTATCTAAATATGGTTATCAATCATCTGCCCCTTAAATCATTCATATATCCAGTTGTACCGCCCGTTCTCCAACTCATCGGAGAAGCTCCACAACCAGCTGCATTCAATACTACTAAGACTACCCCCATCCTCAATAAGTCATCTGATTACTTCTGTTCAGTAATCCGCTTTACTATCCCATTAGATGAGGTCCCGCTTCAGATTATGCCAATCATCGCGAATCAGAGTAATCCTAATCTAACTCCATTCTTTGTCGGTATCAGCTATCTGGGCATTAATTACTATTCACAGCTCATATATGTGCCTCCTAATACAGATGCTGTGCCAGTTCAGAATCAACAAACACAAGTAATTACACCTTACTATTATACATATACATATGAGATTCTACTTCAGATGATTAATACTGGTTTAGCTGCAGCATTCGCAGCCAGTCCAATACCAGGAATTGTAGGGGGCACAGCTTTACCGCCATATATCTTATTCGATCCTCCTACTGGCCTCTTCTCTCTGATCGTTCAACCATACTTTACTGTACTTTCTGCTGGATTCGCTAGTCTTCCATTGATATATGTGAATGCTCTTCTTCAGACCTATCTGAACTCATTTAACTTCAACTTCATAGGCTATGATCAGCTTCAAGGGAATGACTTTAACTTCATCTTAACTAATCCTCTACCATCTCAAGTATATTATCCTCCTAACTTCGGTCTTAGCGCTGGAGCTAATGCGATCCTCTTCTACAAGTTTACGCAAGACTTTCAATCACTCAATTACTGGACGAGTGTACGCAAGATTGTGATTACTTCTTCAGATATCCCAATCGCTTCTGAATCAGTACCAGCGAGCGATAATACAGATACTAATGTATCATATCCTATCATATCTGATTATGTACCTGCCGTCGATGTTGGAGGGCAAGATGCTAGATCTATTGCTTATTACACTCCTACTGCTCAGTATCGGTTATCTGATATGCTGTCTGATAATCCTCTTCAGAAGGTTGATCTGAGGTTCTTCTGGCAAGATAGGCTGGGAAACTTCTATCCTCTTGAGATCAGTGCATATCAACAGATAGAAGTTAAGATTGCCTTTATCAAGAAGGACATGTATAAAGTTTTACCGAAGTAGGGGAATTAAATATCTAGTTATTATATATAGTTAACATGAGTCTCAGTTTCCAACCGATTCGCCCTGTGTGTGTCATAGATCCTCTAGTCAATGTAGAGAGGGAAAGAACTTATGCCGTTCTAAAGAGCGGTTCTCAGATTACATATAAGTACTTCAATACGACTAGTATCTCGAATACTTCGTTGCAGTTCACATGTCCTCCTCCTTCAGCTGGCGTGTTCACATCTAGGAAACAGCACTTATATATTCCCTTTAGGCTTACCTTTACTGGTGTGCCTCCTGTGGGGCAGAGTATTATTATGCCTAATAGAGATGCGCCTCGCGCCTTCCCGGTCTCTTCGATCATAGATACACTCTCAGTAGTGATTAATAATCAACAGGTATCAGTTAATATTGCTGATATCATTCAAGCATTAGCTCATTATAATACAGATGAAGACTGTAAGAACTTGGACTACTCTACGTTCCCATCTTATCAAGACCAAAGTCAATTGTACGGTGATTTATTCTTATCTAATAGAAGTCCTCTAGCGACTTTTGGTTCTTCTCAAGATGGTTCGCAGATTAGTAGAGGTGGCTGGCCTGGTATGGTTATTGTATCTAATCCTGTTCAGACAGTTATCGGCACTACACTTACTTCTATAGTTGATG